ACCAATCCAGCCCAGCGTTTCAAGTTCTTTTAAACGCCTAGCCACTTGGTTGCCATCCAGCCCTGTGTGGGTGGCGATTCCATCTTTGCCCAATGGCCCGTGCTGGACAAGACAAGCCACAATCTGCGACCCGTGCTTTTTAGCCAATTCTTTGGCGTTGTCCGCTGCCACAAACGAGGTTAGCGGGTCAGATTTACGCACTCTTGGAAATATAAAATTAAGCATGATTAAAAGGCCAGATCGTCATCGTTATCTGCTGGCAAGCCCTTGGGTTCGTAGGGGCGCGGGTCATTGAGGTATGCCCAGCCATCCCACCCGTTTTCTTTGAGTGGAATTACATCCAATTTAAGCATTTCGCCATTGCGGGTTTCAATAATTGACCCGATGCGCTGGTAGCGGTTCTTTTGTTGACCTTCTTTGTTGGTGTACTGACCAACAATTGCGGTAATTTCTTTTTTGATCTTGCTCATGGTTGGCTTTCTATGTATTGGTTTAACTGCTGAACTTGGGAATCGACCTCGGCTAAGAATTTGACAATCTCGGCCTCCATCTCGGTGATAAATTCGTTATCCCGTGGGATGCGGGTTACAAATAGCTGTGCTTTGGGCGGCATTCTGGGGTCAAAAACACAGTAATCGTTGAACTTGCGCCCAGTACAAGCCATTTGAAATTGCATTTGTGCAAAATACTTGGCGGGTACTTTTTGGGTTAGCAGGGTCTCTAACATTCCCTTGCTTTCGGGACATTTGATTTCTACCATGCCATCGTCCCCAACAAGGCCATCAGGGGACGCACCAGCCATATCAATCGTGGGGTGGGGTATGAACCCAACTTCTTCCACCATAACGCCTTGAGCGGCCTCATAAGCGGCCCGTGCAAATGGTTCTTGTTCAACCCCCCATTGCATAGCCTGAGAGGTAAACCCCTCGGCCTTGGTCTGGGTGATGCGTTCAAGGACTAATTGGGTCATGTAGCTATCCCGGCTTGCCGAGTAGCCTGTTTTGGTTTTAGCCATAACGTCATTAACCCGGCTGGCGGTTACCTTGCCCAGACGGGCGATGAACCATTCCTCGGTGCGTTGTTCGTCACTCATGCTTTTTCCTTTGCTTTGGCAATTCTGTCTGCTTTGGCCCTGATGACTTTGGCAATCCAAGTCTGATCACCTTGGCAAGCCTCATAAGCGGCTTTGTAGGCGGTTTGCAGTTCTTCTTTATTGGCGCTGGCATCGATTGCGGCGATGTGGTCTGCCATCATTCCAGCGTCAATCTTGGGTGTGGGGCGACTAGCGGCTACACCATCATCATCATCAGATGGTGCAAGGCCGCTGGCGGTGAGCAACGAATAGCGCCGAGCATAAGAAAGTGCCGAGCCATACCCCATTGCATCGTGCTTGCTGGCAGGGACATGGAGTAGGCCGCATTCAATCACTTCCCCAGATTCATGCACAAATATTGTTTCAACCATCACCCCGTCTTTGCATTCATAGGTGCGTTGCATCAAGCCTATGCCATTGGCGTTTAAAGCCCCTACAACAGCATCAATGCAAGAACTGAGGTCTGCATACTTAGATTTAAAATGGGGGTTTACAGACGTTTTTAGCGCCTTGCCAAACTGCATCTGTGCTTTGACAAAAGCGGCGGCTATTTTTGGGCCAATTGGTGTTTCCATTATTCTGATTCCTTTGCGATAAGTTTAGTTTCAAGTTCTTTGATGTATTCTTGGGCGATCTCGGCGGTCTGGATGTATCCGCGCAAATGAGACTCCAACAAACCAACGTGATAGGCCAAGCGGTTGGCAGCGGGTTCGCCTTCATACTGTTTGTCAGCAATGAATTTGATGTTGTCAATAAGTTCGTCTGCGTTCATTTCATGGCCTCCAAAAAAAACAATCAAGGGCAAGCACGACCAAAGCAACCAAGGCCAAAACCCTGATAATTTTGTCGCCTGTTGAATGTCGCACAGCATGGATTTCTATGGCGCATCCATATTCAATTGTTTTGTGAAATGCCTCATTCATCGTTCGTGGATGTTTCATCTTGTTCATCCTCTGGTTGGGTGTCGGGGTTGTAATCTGTTTGGCGGGTGAGGATTTGCCCCCACCGCCATTCTTCATAATCTTCTGTGTACATGGTTATTTCATGAAGATTTTGCAAATGGAACCACGCTTTACAAACAAAGACACAAAGCCAAGTGCCTTGCTAATGCTGGTAAATTCAATGCGTGACCAAGTTTCTTGGTCGTTGAGAGTGTTGTACTTAACAATATAAGTATGTTTCATCTTGATACTCCTAAAAGACCCCGAGAAGTTCAGGGCATGGCGTGATTATCAGCTACCTTATAATCCCAAGTCAACTGTGGGGGTATTAGCGTACTAATGTACAATGTGCGGATGGACAAGGACAAATTTATTGCATTGGCTGGCTCACAGACTGAGCTTGCCAAGATTTTGGGCATACATCAATCGGCGGTTTCCCAATGGAAAACTGTCCCCCAGGCAAGGATTTGGCAATTGATGGTGTTGCGTCCAACATGGTTTGAAAAATAGTGTATAATCCAAACCGTCTTGAGTGGCATCGAGACGTTGAACAGATGAAATTAACCCCGCAGGGTACTGTGTGGTCTTGTCGTACGGCAAGCGAGTCTTTTGACCATCTGTTCAATCGTCTTGCTGTTGCTCTCGCCAAGAGCCAAGACCACAGAGCATCTTGCGGGGTTTTTGCATTTGGCAGACCGAGTGACTCGCGTTACGTTACCGGCCCTGCATGGGGTGACAAGTCAAGAAACACCGACAGCAGGACACACCCCCTGATTTGCCGAACAGCGTTAGTTGAGCGACTGTTAAAGCATCTGGTACACGGTGGAAACAAGGCCAGATGTATAAGTGAATCAACTCCTCAAGGGAACTTGGGCGATGTCTGTTAATTAAGATGAATGATGATGAATGTAGAACATGACAACCGCTGGAGGGGGCAGGATAGGACTCTATCCACCCTTGTCAGACCTATGGAGAAATCAAATGGATGACTTATTTGGAATGCCTCAGATGCCCAAAATCACCGATCAGGGGTTTGAAGAATTCTGGGAGGCTTACCCCAGATGTGACCGCAAAGGTGAAAAGTCTGCTTGTAAGAAAAAGTGGGCTGAGAACTATTATTTCTATCAAGCCACCATGATTTTGAAGCACCTTGATTGGATGAAAACAACCCCTCAATGGTTACGGGACAACGGGGCATATATTCCAGCCCCCAAGGTCTATTTGAATCAACAACGATGGGATGGGGCAGAGATACCCGAGGCCAAACCAGAGCGCGACCCTGTGCTGGTGAAACTGGAAGAAGATAGGAAAAAAGCAGCCCCTATGCCAGAACATATCCGCGAGCGTTTAGCGCAATTGCGAGGGGGAAAATGAATGAGTTGGCTTTATTCGCGGGTGCTGGTGGAGGAATACTTGGGGGACACCTCCTTGGATGGCGAACAGTCTGCGCTGTTGAGTGGGAACCCTATCCAGCAAGCGTACTGTGCGCCCGACAAAATGATGGACTTCTCCCGCCTTTCCCGATTTGGGATGACGTACAAACCTTTGACGGCAGACCGTGGCGAGGAATTGTTGACGTTGTTTCGGGCGGCTTTCCATGCCAAGACATCAGTGCCGCAGGAAAAGGTGCAGGCATTGATGGAGAGCGCAGCGGAATGTGGGGAGAAATGGCGCGCATCATTCACGAGGTACGACCCCGATTCGTCTTTGTGGAGAACTCACCAATGCTCACTTCTAGGGGACTTGGAACCGTTCTTGGAGACTTGGCCTCAATGGGGTTTGATGCGAGATGGGGAGTGTTGGGAGCAGCAGATGTTGGCGCAAACCATCAGAGGGACAGAATCTGGATTGTGGGCAACTCCAACTCGATGCGATTACAAAGGAACAACAGGTACAGCCAATTTTCAATCAAGGAAAAAACAATTTCAGAATTTGACTCGTGGACTGGTGACTGGAACGATTTACCCAAACCCTACTACATACGAAGCAATGATGGGGTGGCCGCTAGGGTGGACAGACTTCAAGCCATTGGAAATGGGCAAGTCCCATTGTGTGCAGCTACCGCATGGAGAATCTTAAGTGAATTACTTTGACGCACACAAACTTTTAGACAGGGTAAAAGATGGACAAACCATCAGCCGAACAGCGATTGACTATGCGCTTTTCCTTACAGGAGATGCGCCAGAGCGAGGCCAGAGAATGGATTTTGAGATATCAGCAGAAAACCAAGGAACTGGGCAAAGCCAAGGCATCAGCTTGGTGGCAGACCACGATTGCCGACATTTCCAAGCGTAGGGGTGAAGCCGCTGCCAACGACCTCAGAAACCGAATGAACCAAGAAAGGTCAAAATGAAAATTGATGTACAAAAAATGCACAGCGTTGGATTTGGTGTTTTGTTTTTCCCAAGATACGGCATCGGCATCCAGATTGGTCGGCGTTGGTTTGGGTTCAAAAAATGAGATATGCCGCTAGGGTTGATCAAAACCAAGACCAGATTGTTTTAGCACTCAGGGCCGCTGGCGCTTATGTCTGGGTCATTGGCTTACCAGTTGACCTTTTGGTTGGATACAAGGGGCACACCTTTCTGGTCGAGGTAAAAAATGGCCCTAAAAGGCGTTTAACGGCCCTACAAGCCGACTTTTTTGAGAATTGGTCTGGTAGTACCTTGGCGCGGGTTGATAGCCCTGAGGCCGCTTTAAGAATGCTAGGAGTTTTAAAATGAAACCAGAAGAAGCCGCCCAAGACATACGCAACAAAGCCCGAGCCTATGGCGATGCCAAAGCCCAGCGGGTTTACCTTGAAGAATTCCGCAAGTCAAAAAAAGCCCTTTTGATGAAAGATGCCTTGCAAATGGGCTACGAGGCGGCAAACGCCCAAGAACGCGAGGCTTACGCAGACCCCGAATATCACACTTTGCTGAAAGGGCTAGCGGCGGCAATAGCCCAAGAGGAAACCCTACGCTGGGAGATTGAGGCGGCAAGGCTTGACATTGAGATTTGGCGAACAAAAGAGGCTACCAATCGAATGCAAGACAGGGCGCACCAATGAAGTGTCCAGAATGCGGAACATGGACAATTGTCAAAGAATCCAGAATATCCACAGGCAATACAAGAAGAAGGCGCTTGGAATGCGCTAATTTCCACAGGTTTTCCACATTGGAGACAATCGTTGATCGAAAAACATTCATACGTAAGGTCAAAAAAGCTGCTGAAACTGGTGGCAAGCCTTGATTGCCAAGCCTGTGGGTCTGGGAACATGGTGCAAGCGGCGCACACAAACTGGGGCGGCGGCAAGGGCCGAGGGGTCAAAGCTGATGACAATTTAGTCGCTGCGCTGTGTTTGGGGTGTCATTACATGATTGACCAAGGCAAGGATTTGAGCCGCCAGGAACGCCAGGAAATGTGGTTAAGGGCGCACATGGGGACGGTTCATGCCTTAACTGGTGCTGGACTTTGGCCTATTGACATTCCACTTCCAGATGCGAAAATCTAGCCCTGTTGGTAGCAGTTGCCAGCATTTGGGGGTTCGCCCCCTTTTTTTGATATAGTGAGCGCATGAAAAACGAAGAAGTAGCCGAATTTGTCGCCACGCTGTTTCATGCGGGAACAATCACGCACTTCCAGCATTTGCAAACGACCGAATACGCAACCCACAAGGCGCTAGGCAAGTTTTACCCCAAGATCGTAGACTTGGCTGACAGTCTTGCAGAGAGTTACCAAGGGCGCTACGACACCAGGATGAAGAAGTTTCCTGATGAACTGCACGACCCCAAAGACACACCGCATGAGTATCTAACCCAGCTAAAAGGGTTTGTGCAAGAAGCGCGAGAAGAAATCCCCCAAGATTCAGAATTGCAAAACATCGTTGATGAAATTGCTGATCTGATCAATTCAACCCTGTATCTTTTAACTCTGAAATGAGGAAATCATGGCAAATATGATGAAAAACGAACCCAAAGGCTACGGCGCACAAGTCTCCATGAAGGGCAACCCTGCGCCTGACATGAAATCAAACGGCAGCGTAAAAAACAACATTCCCAATGCCATGACAAACAAAATGTCTGGCGGCAATGAATGCACTGGCGGCAAATCAAGTGGTGTTTGCTACACTCACAATCGCAAGTCTTGCCAATAATGCGTAAGCCCCACCGTGAATAAGACGGCAGGGCTTACTGACCAAACAAAAAAGGAGGTTTTGAATGGCTGAAATGGATTCTAATTGCGGAAACTGCAAGTATTTCCGCGCCCAGCAAATCATGGGTATCTGTCGGTTTAATCCGCAACAGGTGAACAAGCACGAAAAAGATTGGTGCGGTCAGCATCTGATTGTTGAAACGCAGGATGTAAAGGTCGATTTAGTCGCCTTGCCTGTGTACGACATAACCACCGATCAAACCACCCAAGTGCCCCAAAAGCGCAAATATGAGAGGAAAAGCCATGCTAAAGCCTCTGCGTGATCGGGTGGTGGTGCGCCCCCAGGTGCGGCATATCTCCGACATCATCTACATTGACAACAAAGAACCCTTTAACGAGGGGACGATTGTGGCAATTGGTTCAGATGTTGAAGGTGTCCAAGTTGGTGACTTCATCAAGTATGGGAATGGGGATTATCTGAAATGGCCCACCCATAAAATTGATGGGCAGGATTATCAAATCATTCAAGAAGCGGACATTTGCGCCGTTGTGGAGGCTTAAATGGCAAAACCTGGGCTTTACGCCAACATTCACGCTAAACAAGAACGCATAGAACGCCAAAAGGCGGCGGGTAAGACCCCCGAGCGCATGAGGTCGCCAGGGGCCAAGGGCGCACCAACTGCCCAGGCATTCAAAGACTCTGCCAAAACTGCCAAAAAGAAGTAATCATGGCAAAGCACGACAAGCCCATCCCCCACAAGACCACGGGCAAGGGGAAAACCTACAACCCCACTGAAAAAGGTGCGGGAATGACCGCTAAAGGCCGTGCAGAGTACAACGCAAAGAACAATTCAAATCTAAAGCCACCAGCCCCAAACCCCAAGACCAAGGCAGATGCTGGACGAAAAGCCAGTTTTTGCGCTAGGATGGAGGGGGTGGTAAAACACTCTAAAGGCCCAGCAGAACGGGCTAAGGCCAGTCTAAAAAGCTGGAATTGTTAACCCTTTTGGAAGAAATAAAGGAAATATCATGGCAAATTCAATCGCAACAGGCGTAGCTTACGCAGACCCAGAGTTCGTTTCAGTTCAAGTTGGTAAT